AGCATTCTTTTGTTAGCTTCATACTGATCATATAATTGTGGGCTAGTAGTCGCCATTTGTAGAACTGCTTGAGCTTGTGCAATTCTTTGTGCAGTACTAAATATGTTAGGGTCACTGACTGGAATAATATCTATTCTTTCGTCAAAGTCTTTGGCAAATATAGTTTCACTTATACCACCCATAGCAAAGGTAAAGCTCTCTGGCAGATATTCTGCGTTAAGCTTCGCCAACATTTTGAACTCTTGCCCTTGTGAATAATGCAATCTTTTATGTATAGCACTAAAGGCTTTACTACCTTGCTCAATCAGTGCAACTGTTGAACCAACGGGAGCGTTTGGATTAACATCGCCTACATTCAAGTCTGCAGTACTAGCAAACCTTCTTCCTGCATCTGCGATAGCGTTCATAAGATTGAACAAGGTACTTGATGGCTCTTTGAATGGTAGTGGCATAATAGCTTTGTTTACATCATCTACTGTAGCATCTAGGTCTGCAAACTCACCAGGGTTTATCTGCATTTCTCCACCAGTCACTCTACCTTTGAGCTTAAATCCACCTTGCATGTTAGCGAAGGCTGCTGAATCTAATAATGCTCTAAGTGAACCAGTAGCTGCTTTGCCCAAGCCACCTATCATATGATACAAACCAAAACCATAGAAACCAGTTCCAGGCAAGAACTTATAACTTACAAACCAATCTCTTCTTTTTTGTGTTGGGTCTTCTTCTCTCCAATTACGCCTTACGCTAACTATCTTTTCTGCATCGTAATCAATTGTAATTACATAAGGAAGAGCAACCATGTTATCATCGTCTTCTTCTTCAGCAACATCTATACCATCAAATGTTTGATAAGCATGTACCTCTAGAAGTGTCATGACTTCGTCTTCGCTATCTCCATAAGGGTCAACGCCCTCTATCTCACTACCTACGTCACCACTTGGGTCTATGTCTTCCCCACTATACTTACTTGGTAGATAGAACCCAGCCTTAACATATTTGTTAAAGTCATTCTTAGGCATACGAATAACGTGTGTATATCTGCTTGATGTGTAAAGGTCTTTGCTCTCTGGAGAAACTACAAAGTCTTCTGCCTTTACGAATTGTGAGCATTGCCTATCTAAATTAGCATCCCACCAAACTTTCTTAAATGTGTGTCCAATTAATGGTAACTGAAATAGCATTTGGTCTAAATCAGGGAAGTACTCTGGCATGTCTTGAGTAATCTGATAGTTCATAAAGTCTTTAACTCTACGAGCTTGCTCTTCCATCTCTTCGCTTGGGTCACCAACTATTATTGTTTTAACTGGCCCGCCACTTGGGTATAATTCTGCTATTGCCCTTGCATTAAATTGTGTAGCTGCTTCTGCTATCATAGGATGAACTACGTTGCTTAACCCTCTTGTAGCCCTTTGGTCTTCCTCTTCTTCTTGACCACCATGCACATCAAGTGTTTCTAAGCCTTGCTTATATCTGTCTTCCCATTGTGATCTTGCTTCTTTATCTGCTTCGTAACTTGTAATTAGTTGGCTTGCGACTGAATTTAATTCTTTTGCATCAATTGTTTCTGCAAGGTTTTGGTCAAAGGATGTATCTTCCTCTTCCAAAATATCTAAAGATGGGTCGCCTACTAATACCTCATCATTACCAATATCTTCTATCTGAAACTCGTCTGAAGGCATACCTTCTGCAAAGGGAATTACTTTAGGTTCTCTAGCCATATATTGTCATCCTTCTCTCCTGAACTTCATCTTCTTCATCATAATCTGTAGAATGAGTGATGAACCAACCTTTTCTTAATCTTAGCCAAGCCTGTGTACAAGTGTCAACTATATCATCATTATCACCCGCAGGGAAGGCTGAACATATATCAATTAGGTTTTTAGCCCATTTTTTTCCTTGTGGATAGAATATTCTACCATCCTCTAACAATGCAGAACTACTATGTGCCCTTGCAATCTTGTCTCTATCTGGTGAATAAGCTAGTACTGGTATGCCACCCATCCTTAAATCTTGTAATAAACTTTGTCCACTAGCTTTCTTTTCTATCAGCACTGTATCTGGCTGCCAGTCATCATAGGCTTCTTGAGCAAGCTTTCTTAGCTCTGGGTAAGTTACTCTATCGTACCACATTTCTACAACTATGGCGTTTACTTGTCCATTCTGTTTAAAGATGCCCCACGTTGTTCTTGCACTATAGCTACTTGTTTCTTTGGTACTGAACGCAGTATCGTAGCTTTGAACCAAGTACTCAATCTCTGGAAGCTCATCTTTCTCCCAGGGAACCCACCATTCTGCTTTGAGGATACCACCTCCTTTGGGCATTGGTCTTTGTTGCAATTGACCAGCACTAGCGTATGAACCCAAACTTTTTTCCAAATTATCAAGAGTTTTTTCGTCAATCCTCTCCTTCCACAACAACTCCCCTTCTGAAGTTCTTGGGTCGCTAAAGCCAAGCGATGATCTAGTTGGCGTTGGGTGACCAATTTCGTATCTTGCAGGTAAACATAAATGATCCCAATCATTGTACTCATTCGCTAATATGTGTCCAGTAAGGTCATTTTCATGAACCCTCTGCATAATTATTATAAATGCTCCAGTTTTGGGGTCATTCAGTCTAGTTTGCATAGCCTGATCCCACCACTCTAGAACGCCTTCTCTAACTGTTGATGATTCAGCCTCTCTTACGTTATGAGGATCATCAATAACAATTATATCACCACCTTCACCAGTTAGTGCTCCATCTACTGAGGTTGCAATCCTTTGACCAGTTTTATCATTCTCAAATCTTTGCTTTTGATTTTGGTCTGTAGTAAGAGAGAATGTATCACCAAAATGGCTTTTGTACCAAGGGCTTTCTATTAGCCTTCTACATTTAACGCTATCTCTTATAGATAATGACCCAGCATAACTAGCAAACAAAAATCTTTTTGATGGCTGTATAGTCCATGTCCAAGCTGGTAATGCTACTGCAACACTTATAGACTTCATGTGTCTTGGTGGAATATTAATTATAAGTCTTTTGATATCACCTTCTACGACTGCTTGTAGATGTTCTGATACTGCATCTATATGCCAATTGTCGTAAAATTCTCTGCCAGGTTCAATCGCTTGCCAAGAGTTTTTTGTGAACTCCTTCAATGACCTCTTCATTTCCTCCTTCTCTGCTAGTAGATATAGCTCTGGCAAGGACTGTTTTAAGGTTTCTAAGTTCATCGTCTGATATCCTACTTAAATCTATAGTTTGCCTTTTTTCTATTACTGTTTCTTTCTCTATCTTATCTTGCCATCCTGCTCTGTTCTTTAGATAAAAGATCATTGCAGTATTATCTCCTTCTAGAGCTTTTTCATAAAGCCTATTAGTGATAGTTTGTATGCCTTTGCCCTTTCCTCTTTTTATAGCTTCTGCAAACTCTGTAAATTCATTCTGCTTTTCGTATAGAGTAGATAGTCCTATACCTAACGCCATAGCTATTTGTTCTTGTGTTAATCCTTGAGCTGCATAGGCTTCAGCTTTGTCACACATTTGTTTTGTAACTACAAATTTAGGTCTACCTACCTTTTTAATCGATTTTTTGTTTTTTGTGCTCATATAATTTTAGCCTTGGCAATTTTATCATATTCCTCTACTGAAATTGAATTTAATATTAAGGGGGCATCATCGCCTTCCCACATATTTTCAATATTGTCTTCAAAATATTCTATAGCCTTTTCTCTGCTATAGTTTTTATCTCTCATAATTATTTCAACACATTTTGTCCTATTGTAAACTGCTACAGTAGGTCTTTGTAATTTTTCTTGTACTACAAAACCCTCATAAGCATCATCAAAACCCTCTAGCAATATCATATATGGTAACATTATAACCTCATTTCAAATTGTTCGTCTTCTCTCAAAATTATATCTACATTTTTTTCAAAGCCTATTTTCTCGTTAGCTCTAAGCCTTTTGTATAGTTTTAAATCTGTATTCTTTAAGCTCATCATAGCATCTTCATATTTTTTATCTAATATTTTTTGTTCTTCTTCAGTGATATCGCTTACTAGCATTTACATTCTCCTTTGGTAGATATACCTCTACATAACAATCACACTTAGGACATGATAGGTTTGTGACAATAGCAAATTCTTCTGTTTCTTCATCTATGTCATGGTCGCCACCCCATATCAAACTTGTTTCACACCACCAACAATTCATTTTAATTCACCAACATTGTTTTATATTTTACGCCTAATAAATGTTCATGAAGCTTCATAGCTAAAGTATGTATATACAAAGCTCTTTCATCGACTGTAAGAAAGTGAGTGTCTTGCTCTACTTGATCTATTATGTCATCGACCATTTCATCTACATACATTTCCATCTTGTTAATCGTAGTCATATTCACTCACCTCTTCATAAATCTTTTTCTCATTACTGAATGAAAAGAATGCTTGACCTATGTGACCATAGATACCTTGCTCTCTAATCTTCCTAGTGATTATCTTAGTCGTATTATCCTCAAAGTCTCTATGTACTACTAAAGCAGCATCACTCATGTTTGCCCAATGTGCAGAACCACTAACTTGATATAAGTCTGGTGGAGGAACTACCCCACTATCATTCCGCTGCAGCTTGTGAGGATGAGCTACCATCCATACTACCAATTGATGGTTTCTAGCAAACTGCTGACACTTAGCAATTATATCTCTTATATGCTCATCTTCTCTTTTAGCATAATCTCTGTTAGGGCTTATCTGATTAAATGGGTCTATGACCAATCCCTTAATACCAAACCTTTGCTTGGCTATTTTAGCCTTGCTCAATATAAACTCAATGTCTGGGATTTCTTCTGTGTTCTCAATAAACTTAAAATGGTTATCTAAGAACTGTATTCCACTGTTAAGTTCATCTTGCGACATTCTAGCGTGCATACCAATATCAAATGGCTTTCTGCATCTCTTCTCAAGTAAACGCCTAATGTGGTTTGGTGTAGAATGTTCTGGGCTGAATATAGCAAAGTTCCAATTCTCTCTTTCAGCTAAGTTTAATAGCAACTGATCTAGGAAGTTACTTTTACCATGATTAGGTATGCCAGTTATCAAGTTAAATGTACTTGGCATAATCTTATATATTTTATCTAACTCTTTGAATCCAGTGCTAAAAGCTTTCTGCTCATTACCATCATAAATGTTCTGCACACTATCATGATATTCTTTAACGCCATGTAAACCTTGTACTGGAAACTCTTCAGCATACTGTATACATTCTCTTAATACTTGTTTATCATATTTAATTAAACATTCATTGGCATCTTTACATTGCCAACCATCTTCACGAGGGAAATTGACAACCTTACAAATGTCTTTACCAAATCTATGAATTATCTCCAACCTCAACGCCTTGCCATTTTCATCAGCATCTGTGGCTACGATTACTTCGTCAGCATCAAAAATCCATTTAGAATGTTCAAACGCCATAAACCTTTTATCATCAGATTTAAACTTCGCTGCTTGAGGTGCTCCATCTGGTAGACTTACAACATTTCTAAACCCAGCTTCATATAAGGCTAGTACATCCATCTCACCTTCTACAAAAACAACAGACTTGAGCCCAGTTTCTTCCCAATGTGTTCTCAACATATCTATGTTATACAAACACTTAGTGGCGTTTTTCTCTTGTAGAAATTTCTTATCTTTTGTTCTGCTTTTTATATTTACAATATCTCCCTCAAGATAATATGGGAAACATAGCTTATGGTCTTTTGTAAACAGCTTAAAATCTTCTGCAGTCTTTCTTGTTATCTTCCTATTCTCTAACCATATCATTGAGCCTTCAGATAGATCATGATTTGCATTTGACAAAATTGGTATTGGTGGAGCTACTTCTTTTGGCTCTTCTCTCACAACTCTTGGCTCTCTATATGGTATGTGAGTATTTTCTTTAACTCCTCCAGTCCAATCACAATGATGACACATCCACAATATTGATTCGTATGTTACAGTAACTGACAAACAAGGGTCATGCTTCTTTCTTCTACCTGGTGAGCATTCTGGACATCTAGTTCTGTAGTCGCCTACCCCATAGCTATTTAAATGTATTCCTTGCTCAATTGCTTTTTCTGCTAGTGATTTTTCGTTCTTCATCATTTGTTTATCCTACTAATAAGTTTAAGTTTGTTTTTCGTTGTTTAGGTTGCTCTACATCATTAAATCGCTTTTGCGATAACCAAGTCTTGGCGTGTGGGATAAATCGATCATCTTTCCCTGCCTGCGACTTAGCAAATGATCTTGTCTTATTTATTAAGTTTTCAAAAGTAATTTCTTTATTCTTCATAGTTATTTGGAACTTTTGTGAAGCTCCAAACTTATTGTCATTTGGTCTATTAGGATACTCCTTCCAAAACAATTCAAATTCCTTACTATATTCTTTTTTATTATGATAGGTTATTGGTGTCGCATTTTGCAGAGGGGGTGGGGTAGCATTTTGCGACTGGGTATCCACATTCAGTTTATATATATTACTTGTCTGTCTATGATTGTTATTTTCTGTTAGCTGAAATCTTTTTTCAACATCAATAAAATTCATATCTTTCAAACGCTTAAGTGATCTAATAACTGTGTCAGTACTACACTCACATAACTCTGCAATCTTCTTGTGTGAAGGATAGCAAGTGTTCTCAGCATCAGTAAAGTTAGCTAATATAATAAGAACTAACTTATCTGTACTGTTACCTACCTTGACCTCTGACGCCCATTTTAACGCTGACCATGACATATAAGTTCTCTACCTCAAAACTTCTGTTATCAATATTGGTGGATTATATGTAGCTAGAATTTTCTTTCTAAGCATATAATCCCTTGTCTTAGTGGCTTTAGACTTTACATCTTCCACAACCACTTCACCATCTTTTTTATAGCGAAAGTCTGCAGTGTATCTTCCAATCTTTACGCCATTACACATCAAATCAAACTTTGGATGTATTTCCAAATCTGATATCTCTTTGGCTCTAAGAAGGTATTCTAATTCTACAAACCTCTTAAGCTCACGCTTGCTATCAAAGACCTCACCTTTATAGGTTTGCTTGATGGCGTTGTATTTGTTTCTCGTAAAAGTCATGACCAGTAACCTCATTATTGGTAAAGTCGAATATAAGTTTAGCTTTATTAAAACGTGGTAGAGTTTCGCCCCTACTCCACTTTTCAATATTCCTAAACGACACTCCTATTTCTTCACCAAAGGTTCTGTAGTTGTAGCCATTCCTTCTAATCCATTCTCCTAATTGCATTAGACTTTCTCCATAAAAAAATTACATTAATACAAAAATAATTTTAAGTAAACTAAAAAAAACTCTTTAAAGGGTTTGACAAACCTTTTTAATGGGAGTACAACAGTTTTAATAACGAACAACCAATAAGGAGAAACAAATGTCTAAAGGTTACTTAGGTACATATGGAGCAAGAAAGTGCAAAATATGTAAAGGCAATATCGAAATTATAAATGGATATAGAGATGGTCACAATGCTCAGCCTGTGGCTAAAGGTAGATGTTGTGGGGATTGCAACTCAACTGTGGTTATAAAAGCTAGGTTTGAAAAAATACTTGAGAAGTTAGCGTAATGAAAAGTAACAATCCCTTCGAGGCTCATAACATAGATCATCTGTCACCTAGCAAGATTAACTTGTGGGTGGCAGACCCAGCCCTTTTTGTAGGCACATATCTATGTGGTATGAAAGGTTCTTTTGGTGTTGGTGCATTCAGAGGTACAGCAGTTGAGCACGCTTTGGAAAAGAAGCTAAACAAAAATGATTATCCTCAAAAAGCTATGGATGAGTTTTTATATGGCAAATTTGATGCAGAGTGTATTGAGCATAATATTTCTATAGATGACGACAAAACACAGAAAGAGCGTAGTGCTTTAGAACTCTATTACAACGTAGCATCAGAAGCATACGAGGACTTTGGTACGCCTACTCACTATCAACAGAAGGTCTACTTTCAACACGAAGACTTACCTATACCATTTCTAGGTTATATAGATTTTATCTATGAAAATAGCATTAGAGATTTAAAGACAGTTGGAGCTAGACCATCAAAGTTTACTGAGGCACACCAAAGACAGTTAGCAGTATATTCTCATGCTTACCCTGATAAGGAAATGTGGTGTGACTATGTGACTAAAAAGGAAGCTATATCTTTTAAATTACAAAACCCAAAAGAAAAATTTCAAGAGGTAATAAAGATTTGCTTTGGCTTACAAAAATTCTTAAGTATTAGTAATGATGCTTTTGAACTAGCGTCTATGCTACATCCCAATTATGACGATTGGAGATGGAGTGAAGATATGAAACAACAATCAACCAAAATTTGGAGTAACTAACAATGAACTACCAATCTGAAAAAACTAATCTTGTTTTGCAAGCTATAGAAGATGCAAGGCAAGAGTTTTCTCCTTTAGAGAAAAGTGGTGTTAATGCTTTTTTTAAAAACAAAAAAGGTGATCCTCACATGTATAGCACATTAGATAATATATTTGATGCATGTATGCCAGCTTTACATGCTCATAAATTGTCTTTGATGTATCAAGTGCGATTGATGGAAGTAAATGACGCCTTAGAAAATGTACTTACAACTACAATAACACATTTGCCATCTAATCAATATGTGTCCTCTTGCAGTACGCTTGGTTCTCATCTTTCTAAAAGCCAAGATGTAGGTTCTGCAATAACTTACTTTAGAAGATATCAGATACAAGCTATGTTGAATTTAGAAGCAGACTTTGAGGATGATGGTAATTTAGCATCGGGTAACAAAGGTGGCGAATCAAACATAATCGATAAAACAGAAAACAATACAATGCCAAAGCGTAAGTATGTTTTATTTAATAAAGATGGAAATATTGCTTCATCTGTATCTGCATTTGGAACTTATCTAGGTGAATTAAATAAAGCTATAAGCATGATAAAGAGCAATCATTCTTGTTGTTCTGCGACTATAATTCAGTTGCAAGATATTAAATTGTGGGCTGAAGAGCTTGGCGAACAACATAAGAAGAACGCCACAACTATGATAAAGAAATGTGAACAATATATTAAACTTTTCAAAGGAGAATAAAATGCAAAAAGATAACACAAATTCTGGGATATTATATAAAAACACTGATGATTGGCAAATTGTACAACAAGGCAAACTAAACCTTGAGGGTGAAGAGCATAGGATTATTGGCGTAAAAC